CAATGCGATAAAGAAAAATTTGGTAACGTCGACCTACTTTTCTATTAAATATCACGATGTCAACGCCCAATATACGGAACTGTATGAAGAATCGAAATGGTTTCCCATTATGAAAATTCTCCCAGTTTGCCGCAAATTGTACGATGTCATGGTGCCATAGAGCGAAGCTTGGGAAAGAGGATAGTAAGCCTAACGGCTGACCTACCTTCCATCTTACACTTTGCCCTGTGGCTTTAATATAAAAGTCCCGTTCCGTCATTACACGGAACCAGTTATCGGCTACATGTCGATTTGTCATTAACTCCAGACGGTGTTTCTGCATAAAAGCAGGAATCCTATCTGAAGCCGATGATAAATCAAAACAGTAAGTCGGTTTCCCCAGACTTTCCTTGACGAGAGATGAAAATCCTCTGTCTTGGTTAGATGTGGAATCCGTACTTATTGACTGTAGTACTTTATACAGAGAAATCTGTAGAAGTTTTAACGATAATTGACTCCAGTAATCTCCAATTGCGAAGATTCTTGTTTTACCAGCAGGTTCGGCTGAAAAGCCTAGCCTACCAGTATAATAAGGACCCTCGCTACTACTCGATAACGCTTGGACCTCCATCCAATCAGTAATCCAATCCTGCTCTAGAGCAGAGTTGAGTTGCTTCAAGGACGAGGCCAAAGCTTTATCTTGTAGTACAGCTTTGGCATCAAGGTGTGATGTAGCTACAGCAGGACCGTTAGGTCCTTTTGATAGCGTAGTCAACACTTTGTACCAAGGTCGAATTGGTGTCTGTAAAGAACCTAAATACCAGCTACGGTTCGAGGTGAAACGTTTAAGAAATCTTTTAAACTTCTTAGATAAATCCAGAACGGCTTTCCTATTGGGAAGCTCGTCCGTGATTGCATCTAAATTAGCATAATCGATGTCCAAACGGATAATCTCGTACCCTCTAGCGATAGTTAGGGCGATTCTTTGATACTTCTTATCCCTCTTGATGAGTGGTCTTATAGACCACAGAGGTTTAGGAATTCCCATAGAATCGACTTTACAGAACGAAATCGGTTGAGTTGGAAGTTCAAGGAGATAGTTACGCAGAAATGCATAGCACTCTTTGTATCGTCCAAGTGTGTACTGTTTTCCATTGTTCTTTAAAGAACTTTGGATCTCCGTATCATATTTGATCCACATATCAATAACCTTTAATGATAACGATTCTGTAAGGTTTAGAGAAGCTATCATAGCTAATCTATTCTTACTCAATCTAATCATAATTTTATAAGGTTGTTATAATGTAATCAGCTCTCCCGTACGGGAACGTACGGTGCCACCATACAACAATAGGTGATCAAGTAGAACGGATACCGGTCAAGGGCGAAAGC